AGATAAAATCGACGGCGATATATCGTCTGCACAGAGTTTCCTAAACGCAGGGTCACCTAAAGACTATGCGAACTATAGGGAAGTTGTTGGCTTAATTCGGGGTCTCGAAGCCACCAAATCTTACATTGAAGACCTTGCGAAAAACTATATGGATGACGATGATGACTGAAGCAGCAGTTAAAATCAGCGATGCTGAACTGGAGTTACAACTCCCAAAACCTGTGGGCTACCGCGTACTTGTAGCATTACCACAAGCAGAAGAAACCTATGAAGGTACGAGTATTTTGAAGACCGATTCGGAACGGTCTCGGGATCATATTATGTCGATAATCGGGCTTGTTGTGGATATGGGGTCAGGCGCATACGCTGATAAAGACCGTTTTCCTGATGGACCTTGGTGTAAAGAAGGTGACTTCGTGATGTTCCGTATGAACTCGGGCACACGTTTTACCATCGGCGGTGTAGAATATCGGCTAATGAACGACGACTCTATTGAGGCTGTCGTAGCTGATCCAACGGGCATACAGAGGGCGTAGATATGGCATTTCAAAAAGTAGAATTTGAGTTTCCCGAGGATGACGATGACAACAAAATGGCTATCGAAGAAACTAGCGCAGTTGAAATTGACATCACTGGGAAGAAAACTGCAGAAGATTTTGCAGCAGATGAGGCACCAGCGGATAAATCGGAAAGCAAAAAGGATAGTGATGACGACGACCTTGAGATTGAGGTTGTTGACGACACGCCAAAAGCTGACCGCAACCGTAAACCGTCAGAGCCTCCCGAAGATGTCACTGACGAAGAGCTTGAGAAATATTCGGAACAAGTTCGGAAACGGATAAAACACTTTACCAAAGGCTACCATGACGAACGTAGGGCCAAAGAAGAAGCCTTGCGAGAGCGCCAAGAGCTTGAACGCGTCACACAGCAGCTTATGGAAGAGAATAAGAAGCTAAAGGGTAACGTTAACAAGAACCAGACGGCGTTGCTTGAGCAGGCTAAGAAGAACGCAGCTATAGAAACTGAAGCCGCTAAACGCTCATATAAAGAAGCGTATGAGTCCGGTGATTCAGAAGCTGTGCTTGAAGCACAAGAAAAGTTAACGTCTGCTAAGTTAAAGGCTGATAGGTTAGCAAACTTCAAATTACCTGCTTTACAGGACGAAGAAACTCCTGTACAACCAGAACCAGAACCCGCCCCGGCAGTACAGGTCGATGAACGGGCCGCAAATTGGCAAAAGAACAATTCGTGGTTTGGCAGCGATGATGAGATGACGAGTTTAGCGCTGGGGTTGCATACTAAACTTGTCAAACAGGGCGTAAGCCCGCAAAGTGATGAATACTACGAGACAATAGATACTCGTATGCGTCAAGTATTCCCCGACCAGTTCGAGGATGCTGAACCGAAGCGAAAGACACAGGTAGTGGCACCCGCAACGCGGAGCACAGCCCCTAAAAAGGTAACACTGACCAAGACCCAAGTTCAGCTCGCTAAGAGATTGGGGTTAACGCCTCAACAATACGCCAAACAGGTTGCATTAGATATGAGGAAACAAAATGGCTGAGAATCGGATTAACCGTGAATTAGAAACCCGCGAACGCACAGTTCGTAAAAAGGCTTGGACGCGCCCCGAGGTATTACCCTCTCCCAATCCCGAGCCGGGCTATGATTTTCACTGGGTACGCGTAAGTACACAGGGTCAGGTCGATGCCACAAACGTTTCTTCAAAACTTCGTGAAGGTTGGGAGCCTGTAAAGGCGTCGGATCACCCAGAAATTACCATTGTTGCGATTGAACAAGAACGCTTTAAGGACAATGTGGTTATTGGTGGCTTGATGTTGTGTAAGGCTCCGAAAGAGATGGTCGAAGAGCGGAACGCCTACTACAACGAGCAGGCACAAGCTCAGATGAACTCTGTTGACAACAACCTTATGAGAGAAAATGATCCTCGTATGCCGTTGTTTAATGAACGGAAGACGAAGGTTACTTTCGGTAAAGGAACTTAATCTTAGGAGCTTTAGATGGCTTATCCTTCTGTTAGCGGACCTTATGGTCTGGTTCCGGTCAAACTATTAAGCGGTGTTCCCTTTGTTGGGGGCGTCTATCGTCAGATGAGTATTGCTAGCGGATATGACACTAGCATCTTCTTTGGTGATGCCGTTAAAGTGGTTACCGGAGGCACCGTTGAGCGTGACCCGTTCGACGCTGCAATGACACCTGTTGGTGTTTTCATGGGTTGTAAATACACTGATCCAAACTTGGGTTATGAATTGTACAGCCAATCTTATCCTGCAAACACAGTCGCAAGCGACATTCAGGCTTATGTAGCAGACGCTACTGACCTGTTGTTCAAAGCCGCTGTTGTTTCTTCAGGTACAACTATTGGTGATCTAGCTATAACCGATATCGGTGCAAACGTAGCAGGCGTAGACAACACAGGTGACTCGACTTCGGGTAACTCGCGTGGTGCTATTTCTGATACATCAGCAACTACTAACACGTTGCCGTTCCGTATCATTGGTTTGGTTGAAGAAACCAAAAACACAAGTGGTGGTTACACTGAGGCTTACGTTAAATGGAACGCAGGTCACCAGTACAGTAACACTACTGGCGTATAAGGAGATTAACGAATGGCTATTTCACGCGCCCAGCTACTTAAAGAGCTGCTCCCCGGCCTGAACGCATTGTTCGGAATGGAATACGCAAAATATGGCGAAGAACACGCTGAAATCTTTGAAACCGAATCATCAGATCGGTCATTCGAGGAAGAAACCAAATTATCCGGTTTTTCAGCAGCGCCAGTTAAAGGTGAAGGTTCCGCGATTGAGTATGACAATGCTCAAGAAGCATGGACTGCACGCTACACACACGAAACAGTTGCGATGGGTTTCTCAATCACTGAGGAAGCTATTGAGGATAACCTGTATGACTCATTGTCATCTCGTTATACTAAAGCACTGGCTCGTGCGATGGCGTACACGAAGCAAGTTAAGGCTGCAGCAATCCTTAACAACGCCTTCGCCGCAGGCACCACATATGGTGACGGTAAATCCTTGTGTGCTACCGACCACCCATTGGTATCTGGTGGAACTAACTCTAACACGCCAGCAGTAGCGGCTGACCTCAACGAGACATCGCTTGAAGCAGCAGTTATTCAGATCGCGGGTTGGACAGACGAGCGTGGTTTGCTTATCGCATCTCAGCCACGTAAGTTGATTATCCCACCAGCATTGCAGTTTGTGGCAACTCGTCTCCTAGAGACAGAAGGTCGTGTCGGTACTGCCGATAACGATTTGAACGCATTACGCAACAACGGGTCAATCCCTGAAGGCTATGCGGTCAACCACTATCTGACAGACACCAATGCTTGGTTCTTGATGACTGACGTACCAAACGGTCTGAAGCACTTCACTCGTGCGCCAATGGCGACTTCGATGGATGCTGATTTCGATACAGGCAACAGCCGCTACAAAGCTCGTGAGCGTTACAGCTTCGGTGTATCTGACCCACTGGGTATCTTTGGTTCTCCCGGCGCGTAAGCGTTTAGAGAATTTAGTAAAGGGGGGCTGCTTCGGTGGCCCCTTTCTTTTTGTTGACTTAGTTACCACCTCAGTGGTACTTTGCTAATTATCGGGAGTATCCCGTGGATCTGACAGGCCCGACTGACGACATGCAGACAGATCCACTTAACTCGCATGTGAGGACATATTCATGGCGAATACCACCTTTTCAGGTCCAGTGACCTCTACCAACGGCTTTGTTGGTGATATTAAAGTTCCAACTTATACCGTAGCTACCGCTCCATCAGCTTCTTCTGCAGGTGCAGGTACGCTTGTGTTCGTTTCAAACGGTGCGGCTGGTTCCGCTATCTTGGCTTTCTCTGACGGAACAAACTGGAAGCGTTCTGACACTGGTGCTACAATCTCAGCATCGTAAGGGGGTAGGTTATGAGTAGATTCAAGCCAGCCTCTAAAGAAGAACTCGCGGCTCGTGGGCTAAACCCTGATGGCACGCCCATCAAAAAGGTAGAACCTAAGAAAACGACAAAGAGTTCTTCCGCCAAGAAAGGAAGCTAACATATGTCTTCTGATGTATTAACCAAACGTGTAGCAGGCACAGGATCGCTAGGTGTAGGCCCAGCGCGAGTTCGTCAGGTGCAGGTTTTAACAGGTGCAGGTGCGGGGCGTCTTACAGTTACTAATGGTAACGGGGGCACTACAGTGTTGGATATTGATTTTCTAGCGTCTGACTCCCACTCAATCAATATTCCTGATGACGGTATTCGCTGTTCCTCAGACGTGTACGTGTCTGTGGCGACAAACATTACTGCCATGACTTTCTTCTATAGTTAGGAGGGTGTTATGCGGGCGTACTATAAAAAAGGTGGGGGTGTAAAATCCCCCGCTTGGACCCGTAAAGAAGGTAAGAGTGAGTCTGGCGGGTTAAACGCTAAGGGTGTTGCCAGCTATCGGAAAGCTAATCCCGGTAGTAAGTTACAGACCGCTGTTACCACAAAGCCCAGCAAACTAAAGAAAGGCTCTAAAGCTGCCAATCGGCGGAAATCTTTCTGTGCACGTATGAAGGGTATGAAGAAGCGCAACACAAGCGCAAAGACAGCCAACGATCCTGACAGCCGTATTAATAAGAGTTTGCGGAAGTGGAATTGTTAGATGGCTATCAGTCGTGCCCAGATGGGTAAACAAATACAATCGCCTCCCTCCAAAGTTTCTCAGAAACGGAAGAAGAAGGTTGCAAAAAAACGTAAGAAGGAACTTAATGCCATATCTAACAAGTAGTATTCCATACTTTAAAGCATGGGTGCGCAGGGAGTATACGAAAAACTTAGAAGGCTACCACGGAGAATTTTTACACGCTATGGTCGTTGCAGTAACCACAATGCCAAATAGAACACTTAGTTTTCAAGTGATTTTTACTGGCTGCGAGTCTGATGACACAGATGAACCTAACGTTCATGGCGGAGCTATGTGGGCACGTATGCCTCTCACGGCGCTGGTTGCTGATACACCACTAGAAGAGTGGCCTACTGAACTACCACCATATTTAGCGCAACCGTGGGATTGTATGTCACACACGCACAGTGTGTATAAGATAGAACGTGCTTCTCCCGCACCGTGGATAGCCAAAGTAGATGGCGAGTTTTACCCTGCTAAGTATTACTTCACTGTTGATTATACTGATAGTGAAGTGGCTGATGACCCAGCGCAGCACAAACAAAGCCACGTACTTGAATTGTTAGACGCTGGAGAGTACACAGGTAATATAGTAGCTCTACCAAATAATCGGGTTCGTGTTACGCACCCTGCGTGGTTTGAAACGGGCCAAGGCGCTCCAGACTTCAAACCAAACCAACATTCATATGGCTCTAAAGAAGATGTAGATTACGTCTGGGATACGGACCGAGTATTTAACAACCTATACAAGGATGCTGACGATGAAAATGAAGAGTAAGGGTTATAAAAAAGGTGGCAAAATGAAAAAGTACCAAGCTGGTACTATGGTTAGTCCTGATGAACGCGCTATTGAACGTGGTAATGCCGCTATGGATCGGATTAGCGAAGAAGGCACTACGAACATGATGGAGGGTATGAAAACTAAAGATCCTCGCAGCATGAAACCTAAGAAGCGCCCTGCAGATCCTCGCAGCATGAAGCCTAAGAAGCGCCCTATTTTAAAGCCTACGCGAGATGGTGAGGCGATGACTACAAAATCTCTCTTGCAACCTCGTGCTGACGGTACTGGGCTAACCACTAAGCCTGAAAAGATGAAAGCTGGCGGTATGATGAAGAAAAAAGGTTATGCAGCAGGCGGTATGATGAAAAAAGGCTACAAAAAAGGTGGTAAAGTTCGTGGCGCAGGTATTGCTCGTAAGGGCGTGCGTCCAGCTAAAATGAGGTAGCTCATGGACTTTGATGACGAAATAAAGCGCATGAAAGACCGTGCCTTTAAGAAGGAGCTAGAGTTTCAACGGAAGCTAAATCCTGATGTGGATAAGGTTAAACAGGAATCTCAAGTTCGCAAAGGCGTATACGGACGTGGCGGTGGTGGCGGGGCCATGCTTGATCTTACGCAGCGTCCGGGGGGTATGCGTATGCCGCCAAAAAAGAAGTTGAAGGCTGGTGGCAAAATTCGTGGTTATGGTTTAGCCCGTGGTGGCAAAGCCTGTAAAATGAGGTAGCTATGCGTAGATATTACAAATCCGATGGCTGCGGCTGCTCCAAATGTAGCAAGGGTTACAAGAAGGGCGGCACAGTTAAAGATGCGTGTTATCACAAGGTAAAGGCTTCATATAAGGTTTTTCCAAGCGCGTATGCGAGTGGAGCTATCGCAAAATGTAGAAAGAAAAAGGCGGGCAAGTAATGGCTGTTCGTAAAACCGCAAAAGGTGCTGCACTTAAACGCTGGTTCAAGGAGGACTGGAAAGATGTTAAAACAGGCAAGCCGTGTGGCCGTAAAGAAGGTGAAAGCCGTGGTACACCGTACTGTAGACCATCTAAACGAGTTTCTAGCAAAACTCCAAAAACTAGCGGGGAAATGACGAAGGCTGAGAAGAGCAAACGTATAGCGCAAAAGAAGCGTTTAGGACAACCAGCGGGTAAACCCAAACGTGTAGCCCCGTTAAAGAGGCGTAAGAAATGACTACATCAGGCACCACAGCGTTCGATATGGACTTCACCGAGATAGCGGAGGAAGCATGGGAACGTGCGGGCCGCGAGATGCGTTCAGGGTATGACCTACGTACCGCCCGTCGCTCTATGAACCTGATGACTATAGAGTGGCAGAACCGTGGTATTAACATGTGGACCATTGATTCTGGTACGATAAACCTAGTAGAAGGCACTACACAATACACTTTGCCAGCAGATACTATTGATTTGCTTGAACACCAAATACGTACTAATAGCGGCAACACCTCGACACAATCTGATCTTACCATAAGCAGAATCAGTGTAAGTACGTACGCGTCTATACCTAACAAGTTAACACAAGGGCGTCCTATACAGCTTTATGTCGAACGTTTACGCGATGCACCGAAGGTAAATGTATGGCCTGTACCCGATAACAACAATTACGTGTTATACTACTGGCGTATGCGCCGTATTGAGGATGCTGGAGCAGGTGTACAAACAGCAGATATGAACTTTCGTTTCTTCCCGTGCCTTGTTGCTGGACTAGCTTACCATATTGCTATGAAGGTTCCTGAACTGGTTGAACGTATACCGATGTTAAAAGCTGTGTACGACGAACAGTTTGAGATGGCTGCAGGTGAGGATCGAGAAAAAACAGCGGCACGGTTTGTGCCTAGAATAGGTAGGATTGCCTAATGACGACTAGGT